TGGAGGCCGATCTAGGATCATTTAAGTATGGTTGAAGTAAATGGCTGGCTTGTTGAAAAAGCCTTTAGGCCATTGTTTAGAAGATTCTCGAAGAAGGGCAATCGTGTGTTTTTTGATAACGCAGACTTCCCTGTCACTGCTGTTCTAGAACAAAACTACGATGTGATCAGGGCTGAGTTCGAGAAGATGCGAAACCGCATAGATGAGTTCGCGCCGTTTCAGACCATCAGCCCAGATCAGATATACATCTCCAATGATGACAAGTGGAAGATGTTTTTCTTGAAGGCAGGCAAGATCCGCTTTGATCGGAACTGCCAAGAGTTCCCTGAGACTATGAAGATCATAGACGCCGAGAAGAATCTGATATCTGCCTACTTCTCAGTGATCGGGCCAAGAAAGATGTTGATGCCACACGAAGGCCCGTGGTGCGGAATACTCAGGGTGCATCTGGGTCTTGATATACCAACCGAAGGCAAAGGCTGTGTGTTGGTGGTGAACAAGCAAGAGTATCGGTGGGAAGAAGGCAAAGCAGTTGTCTTTGATGACACCTACGAACACATAGCTGTAAACATGACAGACCGTAACAGGGTGGTTTTGTTTCTGGATTACATGAGGCCGTTGCCTAGACCGCTCAGTTGGTTGAACCACTTGATCGTGTATTTGGCAAGATACATGACCTATTTCAAAGAGCCGATAAAACGGCACAAGGAATGGGAAAAGACATTTTATAAGGACGCTGTTTGATGGCTTTCCTGCAAAGCAATATCCCGTACTTCAAGTGCTGGGTAAGAAAGGAATACACCCACAACCACGCCAAGTATCACGGTGAGTTCATACACGCGATGGCAGTCGCTGTAACAACAATGCCGTGTCGTAGCTTGAGCTTCCAGATGATATTCACTGGAGCCGAGACCTACGATGACGATGACGAACCGAACGTACACGGCGGTGCGATGTGGGCAAGGATGCCGATCACAGGTCTGGTAGCAGATACTCCGCTAGAAGAATGGCCTGAGCCGATGCCAACGTGGGCAGCGCAACCGTGGGATTGTAGTTCGCGGGAGCATTCGGTATATGTCTTGGATCGTTGTACGCCATGCCCCTGGCTTGCTAAGATCGATGGCGATATGTATCCAGCTAGGTATATGTTCACAGTGGATTACACTGACAACGAGATTGCTGATGACCCTGCACAGCATAAGCAGAGTCATGTGATGGAGCTTTTAGATGCTGGTAAGTGGACGGGGAATATCGTTGCTTTGCCTAACAATAGGGTTAGAGTGACACATCCGGCATGGTTTGAGACAGGCGAAGGTGCCCCAGACTTCAGACCATCCCAGCACATTCACTACAGCAAATCTGATTTAGATTACACGTTAGATGTGAATCAAGTATTCGATAACCTCTATGCAGGAGCAGGCGATGAAGAAGAAGTCTAAAATGGGCTACGCTGGCGGCAAGAAAACCAAGATGGGTTATGCCGGTGGTAAGAAGACCAAAATGGGTATGGCTGGCGGAAGACGAACCAAGATGGGCATGGCGGGTGGCAAGAAGACGAAGATGTCTACCAAGATGATGGCATCTGGCAAAAGCACAAAAATGCCTATGAGCAGAGATCCTAGAACGGGTGAAATGAAGCCCGATTTTGCTATGGATGGCAAAGGTAAGATGCAGGCTGGCGGCAAGACCATGAACATGATGACCAGTGAGGGTGTCAGAATGTCACCCAAGATGATGGCTAATGGTGGTGCCACTATGATGGATCGAAAGAACGGAGGTAACACCGTTGCCCGTGGCTCTGGTGCGGCTCGAACTCAAAAGTTCACGAAGAACGGATAGATGGCTATTGATCGCCCTCTGGTTACGCCAGACACGATCTTTTCTCAGGGAACCGGCGATGAGCCAGACCTAGAGATAGAGATCGTAAATCCTGACGCTGTTTCTATCGAAACAGATGACGGTGGCGTGATAATAGATTTTGACCCTGACATGGGGCCAATGGGCGCAGAGATCCATGACGCCAATCTTGCTGAGTTTATTGATGAGGGCGAACTATATGGTATCGCCACTGATCTGATCGGCTCGTTCAAGTCAGACAAAGAAAGCCGATCTGACTGGGAGCGCACCTACGTCGAAGGTTTGGATCTTTTAGGGCTGAAGCACGAAGACAGAACAACACCGTGGGATGGTGCTTGTGGTGTGTTCCACCCGCTGCTTACAGAGTCGGTGATTAAGTTTCAGTCACAGGCGATACAGGAGTTGTTTCCTGCCAGTGGCCCAGTCAAAACTTCTGTCGTTGGCACCATTACCAACGAGAAAGAAAATCAAGCGAACCGTGTTCAAGACTATCTGAACTACTTGCTGACTGAAAAAATGACAGAGTATCGCTCGGAGACAGAGCGTATGTTGTTTTCTCTGCCGCTCGGTGGCTCTGCTTTCCGCAAGGTTTACTACGATCCCAACATGGGACGCCCTTGCAGTATGTTCGTACCGGCTGAAGACTTTGTTGTCAGCTATGGTGCGAGCGATCTGGCGACCTGTGAGCGTTCCACCCATGTGATGAAGCGTAGCTCGAATGAGGTTCGCAAGCTTCAAGTGGCAGGATTTTATCTGGATGTGGAGTTACCTGCCCCATCTCCAGACTACGACGAGATAGAAAAGAAATATAACGAGTTGACGGGTGACTCTGCCAACTACGATATGGACTATCGGCACACGATCCTTGAGATGCACGTCAATTTAGACCTGCCAGGGTTTGAAGATACCGAGAAAGGTGAGCCTACCGGCATCATGTTGCCGTATGTGGTGACGATTGATCAGTCATCACGCACGATTTTGTCCATCAGGCGCAACTGGTACGAGAGTGATGAGCGTAAAATGAAGCGCGAGCACTTCGTTCACTACCAATACATGCCTGGATTAGGGTTCTATGGCTTTGGTTTGATCCACATGATCGGTGGATTGGCTAAATCTGCCACCTCTTTGTTGCGACAACTGGTTGATGCAGGCACTTTGGCGAACCTTCCGGGCGGTTTGAAGGCCAGAGGACTGCGAATCAAGGGTGATGACACCCCGATTATGCCTGGTGAGTTCCGAGATGTGGACGTTCCGGGCGGAACGATCAAAGAAAACATCAGTTTCTTGCCCTACAAAGAGCCAAGCACGGTCTTGTACCAGCTTATGGGCGACATTGTGGAAGAAGGACGCCGTTTCGCCTCCGCCGCTGACGTAAAAGCAGCCGATATGAACGCAGAAGCGCCGGTTGGCACCACATTAGCCATCCTAGAACGCTCTATGAAGGTGATGAGCGCCGTTCAGGCGCGTATGCATGCCTCTATGAGGGCAGAATTACGCTTATTATCGAATATCGTGCGTGATTTTGGGCCACAAGCGTACCCATACGACGAAGATAAGGAGCCATTGGTGGCTTCGGACTTCGATGACAGGGTAGATATCATTCCAGTGAGCGATCCTAACGCTGGAACCATGGCTCAGCGCATTATGCAGTACCAAGCGGCACTGCAACTGGCCCAACAAGCGCCAGAAATGTACGACATGCCGTTATTGCACCGGCAAATGCTAGAAATCCTGAACATTCGCGACGCAGATAAGATCGTTCCGACTGATGATGACCAACAGCCGACTGATCCGATCACTGAAAACATGAATATGATCAATGGTAAACCCGTCAAGGCGTTTGCTTACCAAGATCACGAAGCACACATACAGGCGCACAAGTCTTTGGCAGAAGATCCCACCGTATTGGAGATCATGTCGAAGAGTCCCAACGCAAAGAAGGCGATGGCAGAGCTTGCTGCCCACGTTCAAGAGCATTTGGCGTTCCAGTACAGGGCGCAGATCGAGAAGGAGCTTGGCTTCGAGTTGCCGCCGCCTAGTGAGCCGTTGCCAGAGGATATCGAGTTCAGAATCTCTAGGCTTGCAGGTCAGGCAGCAGAGCAACTCAAGGGTGTGAATCAACAGAAGGCGCAAGCGCAAAGAGCACAACAACAAGCGCAAGATCCTATCATTCAGATGCAGCAAAAAGAGTTGCAGATCAAAGAGATGGAAGCCCAAACCAGGGCGCAGTCGGAGATTGGCAGATTGCAGCTTGATGCACAGAAGGCGGCGGCTAGGGCAGACCTTGATCAGCAGAGACTGGATCAGCAGGCCGATATTGAGCAAGCTAGGCTTGGCATAAAGATTGCGGATAGGGAATCCAAAGATCAAATCGAAGGATTAAAAGCTGGCATTGAGATCGCAAAAGAAGTATTAGATGACGAATAGTGATAACGTCTTTGATTACTTGAAGGACGTAATACGAAAACAGATGAACGAATACGCAGATCACATTAGCGGTGGGGCGTGTAAAGACTACAGTGAATACACCAAAGCGTGTGGTGTGATAGAAGGATTGGCTCTAGCGGAGCGTGAGATACTGGATCTCAAGTCTCGGTATGAGCGAGAATGATTTGCCGCGATTGCGGTATTAGCGACTCTGGACGCTTTTTTCCAGTGCATAGGAACTAACTAATGTCTGAAGCACTAGCAAAAGGTGATGTCGGTGCGATATCCGTATAGATAGACACAACGAACGAGGATGAAGAGACTCGCAAGG